CATAATTCTGCAAGTGCTTCAGTTAAACTGAAAGTTAAATATAAAAACAAAGTAACCCCTGCCAAATTAATGTAAGGTTCTGTGCCTTGAAACATTAAAGAAAACGAAGTTAAAAAACCCGCGATAAAATAAAGACTTGCTAAATAATTACTTTTCATTATAAAATTGTTACTTGGTTACTTGTTTCAAATGCTGTTCCTTGAGAATTAGTTGCTGTACATTTTACGCTTATTAATTGCCCACTATCAGCAACGTCTAATAAATAAGTTGTATTAGTTTCGCCTGTTATGTTGCTACCATTACGCAACCATTGATAAGTTAAAGTAGGAACAGGATTACCATCCCAAGTATTGCCTGTAAAAGAAATTGTGTCTCCTGCAACCCATAATATTAAACCGTCTATTTCAGGTGGTGTTGTATTTGTAGGCGCAAATAAAGCTGAAGGCACAAAAACATTTGATGTTGCAGGTGTTGAACCTGTTGCATTTGTTGCTGTTACTACACAAGTTATATTTGTTCCTGCGTCTGCACTTACTAAAGTATAAGTGTTTGCGTTTGTTCCTATGTTAGTTGCTCCACGTTTCCATTGGTAAGAATAGCTTGTTGGACTACCTGTCCAAGTACCATCTGTAGTAGTAAGTACATCACCAACATAATAGTTTCCTGTTACATTAGGTGCAACCGTATTAACAGGTGCAGTTGCTGAAGCTCCTATAATATCTGTACGCCCTGCTGAACTTACTGCGTAAACTGAACCCCAACCAATAGCGTTAGTTGCTCCTTTTCCCCAACCAATTGTGTTGTTTGCTGCTCCGTCACCCCAACCGTTACTATTTGCCATTTTCTAATTTCTTTAAATAAGTTTTTAACTTTACGATGTTTACTTCTTTTGGTTTGTAAGTTTTTAAATGTACCATCCTGTATAATTATTATTAGTGTCCGGAAACATATCGCTATTTGAATTCGTGTTGTATTCTGGAAACAAATTATTATTATTACTTATATAGTCAATAAAACGTTGTGTGTAGTGTTGTGCTATTTGTGTTTCCTTTTCAATTAAAAAGTCTATTTCGCTTTTTTCTACGCTTGTTGAATTTTCTGAATTGTGTTTGTAAACTCCTTTGTTTGAAATCGTGTAAGCTGCGAACGGCAAATAATATTTCATTGCTAAATGAATAAGCATTGGCTTTAAATAAGTCGTTGTAAGCGTTAAATAATTTCCACTTAATGTATTTGCTATAATGTCCGCTTTTATCTTGTTTAGTAGCTTCGTACCCGTGTAATTTTGCAAGTCTGTATCTTGTGCGATTTTTATGTATTGTATAAAGTTATCCGTATCAACGTTACCGTTTAACGAAGTAAATTTAACTATGTCTTGTCGTGTTATTAAAAGTGCTTCTGGCATTATCGTGTAATTTGTCTTTTCGTTTGTGGGTTACTTGGTAAAAAACCGTGATTAGGCATTTCAACAGGACGCTTTGCAACAAGTTCAGAATTTACAACTTTGTAACCAAATTTTTCGGCTTTTGCTTGTGCTAATTTTTTCGTGTTTTCTGTTATATTTAAACCTGTTCCTTCAAATACTGCATAAACTTGTTTATTCCAACGGTGGTAACAATTGCCACCGCCTTTATAAAGAAACCTATCAAAAGTCAAAGCACCTTTTGCACCCCAACCAATTGTTTTTCCATCTTTGTTTGTATAGCCGTCACCTAAATATGTATTACTCATTACTTGAATATCTTCTTTTCTATAGATTTTATTTGCTGTAATCATTTGACTACAAAAAATTCTTGTATCTGAAGCAATAGCGCCAACGTATTTATATCGAACAACAAACTTTATTCCGTCAATTACTTTGTCTTGTTTACTTGTTATGTTTGGTCTTGCGTCACCTGTAGAAACCAAGTTAATAACCTTACTTAATAAACTTTGTTTTGGCTCTTTACTTAACAACTTGTTTTCTTCATCGTCTGTGTCGTAGTCAACTTCTTTTTCGTCTATTAAAACCCAATTGTCTTGTGGTTCTTCGCCTAAATCAATTAACGGGTTTGTATGTGCGCTTAATTCTGTTCCTGTTTCTTCTGCAACTTGTTCTGCGTTTTGCGTGTTTTCCAAGTCCGTAAACTCTAAAGGTTGTAAAGTCTTAAAGAATAACTTTAAAGCAACTCCGTTAAACGCTAATATGCTATCAAAGGCGTCTAATATTTCTTCTTGGAACGGTCGTATAACCATATTGTCAAAAAGAATACTTGAATTTTTAAGTTCTTCTGCGTTACTTGAAAATCCGTTTGTTGAAGCAACTCCAAATAATAACGGTGAAGTTATGTTGTGTCCTAACATAATTTTGCGTAAACATTCTTCGCTTAAATACGTGTAGTGTTCTGGAGCATCGTTTAACGGAATGTCTTCAACTGTTGTTTTTGATTCAGCGTTGTTGTTAAAAGCTACAATTACTTTTTGTCCGCGACTTCCTGTTAACTTGTCAAGTACCTTATTTGAAATTATATTTTGTTGTTCGTCTGTTGGAACTCCGTTATTGAAATTTACAACTTTAGTTCCGCTAAATCCGTTTTGAACTTCGTTAATTAAATAGTCTGCAATTTCTTCTTCTAAAAGTGTATAAGGAACTGCACCTTGATAGTCAGGATATGCGTAATATTTCATTCCAACCGAATAAGGTTTAGAAAATAATATTTCTATTTTTTCTTTGCCATAACCAAAAGCGTTAAATCTAATCGGTGCAAACTTTTTAGTATCGTCCCAATTGTCGCTGTAGTAGTAACCTGTTATTTGTCCGTCTTTGTCGCATTTTTCAGCTCGTAAAAGATTAACAGGAATATGATAAGCTTTTAATATTTTGTCGTGCTTGTCGTTGTAATGTACTTGAATAGCAAATTGTCCAAACATTTTTCTATCAAGAACCATTTTTCGTACGTCTTCTTTGTGAAATAAAGACATCATTTGTGCGTACTCATTCGGCTTTTTATTAGCGTCTAATGCACTTAAACCTTTTCCGTAAATTAATCGTGCTACGTTGTTTATAATAGCGTTATTCGTTGTTGAATTGCTATAACGTTCAATTAAGAATTGAAAGTATTGGTCTCCGTCTTCAGTTAAAAAGTCAACCCAATTTTCTCGGTTTGTTTCCGATACTACAGGTGACGTGTAAGCTGACAAATTTAAAACGTGTAAGTTATTCATAAACTATAAAATCGTTAGTTGTGGAATTAGAAACATATTGGTTATTGTTAACCGAAAATGTAACTAAAGGTTGTGCGGTGCAAAATATTCTATCCTTGTAAATTATTTCGTTACTTGAATTTTTTAATTCTAAAGTATAAAAATGTCCTTCTATTAAACTAAAAGTATGTTGTATTGAATTTGTATAGTCATCGTACCCAACTCCGTGTGCGTTTGTTGAAACAGAAGTGTTTGTTTGTTCGTCTGTTATAATCATTGTTGCAGGTTGTTGGTTAACTGCGCCCCCTATAACTCGTGGAACATAACTAAATAATTGTGGACTTCCTGAAGGTGTTAATACTATCATATAGTTATAATTAAATATTCGTGTTTTTGTTCTTTTTTCAAGACAAAAAAAAAGCCGAACTTACGAACGGCTTTAAAAATAATTTTTTTAAATTTAGTTAGGGTCAACTGTTGCTCCTGTGAAACAGCTACTAACCAATAAAGCATCTGTGTAAGGTGCTGTAACCGACAAGTGATTTGCAGGAATTGCTTCTTGCCCTACAAGTGTCATTGTGTAACCGTTTAAGTCACCCATTGCAGTACCATTTGAAACAAGTCCTGTTGTTACGTCCATTCCGTTAGTAAGTCCTGCTATAAAGAAATTATTTGCGTTTGTTTTAATTACTACGTGTGGACGACCCCAAGCAAGTAATTTCATTTGTTTTGTAGTTGTTGCGTCTAAACCTTTAATAGTAAAAGTCAAAGTTTGCTCTACAAAAGTTGTTCCGTTTTCACGTGAACTTGTAATTGTTTGCTCAAAAGAGTTTGCACCTTTCAAATCGTATTTAAAAAGTGTTGTAACTCCTGCAATACTATCAATTTCGTCTTCTAAATCTACTGTTGCGTTATAAGTAATTGCACCCATTGTACCGTAGTTAATAAAGTAAATTGACTTTATACCGCCTACAAACTCTTTACAAACTTCTTCTCGACCGTGTGTTAATAAACAAGCCATTTTGTTTTGTTTTTAATTGTGAATAAAATAAAGCGGAATTTTTACGTCCCGCTTTTTATTTAATGTTATACTCCGTAAAGCACTACGTCTGAACCAATACCGTATTGAATACCTGCGTTGTAACGTAAAATAACTCTTACATTGTTACTTCCGTCAATATCCGCCATATCAATAGTTTTCACAAGTGAATTGTCATTTAACAGTCCGCAGCCAAAATAAAGGTTGTCTACAGTTGTTGCAATCATATTGTTTGCACCAAGTCCGTTAGCCATAAAAATTGGAATACCGTCGTAAGATAAACTTCCGTTTGTGTACCATTGTGTTCCCTGTGTGTTTGTTCCGTTTGCTCCTAAACCTGAAGCACCAAAACCACCTAATGCACGAACGTACAATTTAGCAATCTTTTGAGATACATAAATTCTTAATCCTTCGTTTCCGTAAAGTGACGCAGGAATAGCGTCTACTACTTTTCCTATTTCAGCTATAACAGTTGTTGCGTCTAAAGTAGTTGTTAAACCTGCAACGTCAATAACGTCTCCGTCTGCTAACATCAAAGTTTTAAATCCGTCGAACTCTCCTGCTGTTGCGTTTGTTCCGTTCCAAATTGTAGTTTCAATTTTAGCTGCAACTTTAGCTGCTACGTGTGCAATTAAAAAGTCTGCAAAAGTTTTAGGTAACGTTTTGAACGCTGAATAACCCATACTTGCTGACTGCCAAGATTGTGCCAAGTCTAATTTACAAAGTTGTAAATTTACTTGAAATTCTTCTGTTGTTAATACTCTTTCAGTTAGTGTTACCGTTCCCGAAGCTGTGAAATCACAAGTTGCGTTTGCTACGATGTTTCCTGTAGCTACTTTTTGCATAACTTGTTTGTAAGCAACGTTTGGAAGTATAGATACTCCGCCTTGCTCTAATGTTGGTGCAGACAATAAAGCTGCTGCTAAATACTTACCTGCAAACTCACCTGCGTAAGTTGTAGTAATTACTGGGTTTGAACCAAATGGCATTTTGTTAAGTTTTTAAATTGTTAATACTAATTGTTAATTTTTTCTATAATTGAATCCATTATTGAACGTGGTCTTTTACTTGCGTATTG